CTCGGCAAGCCCTTGCAGTTCTTCAACTAGCTCTTCAGCCGCTTCGAATGACCAAGTTGCAAGCGATTCCTGGATCTGCACCAAGATTGATCGCAGTCTATTGACTGTATCTGGTGCGCTCAGATCGGGACGCTGATCATTCGTGACATTGGGCAAGAGGTTCTCGATTTGGTTGACTGCATCAATGATGATATCGTTGTAAGTGCCTACGATGCCCCTGGCCACACTGTTGCTGTACCGATTCAGATCGATCGCATTACGGTACAGCTCGGATGGTGTGCTCACTGCTCACAGATGCCCAAAGAAACCGGAGATATATCGGTGATCACGGAGACATCGGCGCCATTCCGCAACGCCTCCACCAGAATCTGACGAAATCCGGGTGCCAACTCCTCGGCGGATTGCTCGCCATAGATCAACTTGACTTCTATGACGTTGGTGGCATAGATATCCGAGAATCGAGTGATCCGGACAAGAGCAAAGACATCCTTCGGGAGCTGGCCTTGTGCAGCATACAGAAGCCTCTGTCTATTAGTCACCTTTTTGATGCCAAACAACCTGAGAAACCCGAGAAGCCAGTTATGCATCGGGTACCTCTTCCTGCCGCTTCTCTACAGGCAGCCGGTCATCACCACCCAGGCCACCATTCTGGGTCGATTCTATCTCAGCTTCAATATCAAAATCGTCGCCTAGAACCTCACCATCAGACAGCTGAGTCAGTAGTGTCTCCTGCGTGATGGTGCCCGCAACATAGAGCTGCATCAAAGAGGAAATATCTGCCGGATCCAGTCGTGCACCCATGAAATCACGATTAATCAGGCAGCTGCCAGGTTGGGCATCCTGTAGATACTCGGCATGAAAGCGCAAGGAATTATCGATAGCATCTTGCATGTTCTGAGCAATCACCATCATCGTTGAGTCACCTTGGCTGCGATCGATCCGCTTGGCTTCTGCGGTCTCAGCGGATAGCTTCTGCCCAAGGACAGCGGACAGCCCAAGTTCATTGATCTGCTTCTCGATCTGGTCTAAACGCTTGAATGCGGCATCAAAAGAAGAGGCATCAGGTGAAATATACTCAGCCCGGCCATCTGCAGGAAAACTAATGGCTTCGCCTGGGCCAGCCGTGACTTCTTCTGCCGCCGATGGGAACCCAAAGAAGGCAAGCATCGGCACATTCGAGACATGCATGATGTTGTCTAGATCACTCTGGATCTGATAAGACTTAAGGTTTAGCTCTGCGATATCTTCAAGTGGCGGTCGTGATTCCATCTCGCCGACTCGATTGCTATATGCGATAGAGAATGGTATCTCATCCAGGCTAGTGGTACCGCTATCAGTGACAGCCCACTCGCCGTTTTTGTCTCGCTGATGGATTTCAAAAGCCCCAGGGGTGAGTACCCTAACTTGCTCGACATGTTTTTCGCCGTACTCACCATCTGGAAGGATGATATTCTCTGCGAGCCGGAGCTGCGTCAGCTTGATTGAGCCATCGACCTTCTCGTGCCTACATCCCAGGATTTCCCTTGGGGTATAGGTAACCCAGTAGGGACGTCCAGCGCTCCCAGCAATAGGAGCATCAACAAGAACACCAACATGACCATAGCGTATGCACTTACGAGCTGTTTCATAACACCACACGTTCAGGTCATTGCCCTGTAGATCGACATCGAATAATTGCTCACGAATGATATCTGCAATGTCATTCAGCTTCACAGGCTTGCGGACCAGCATGCCTGCAAGCATCCGCTCAAGGCGCATGTAATACGGTGCTACGTTTGATCGGGCCAGGCGATTGTCGTAGGATTCATCTAGCTCCCTGGGTTCTTGCGGTAGGTATCTCCTGTGCCGCCTGCGTATTTCATATGTGCCACCAGTTAGATCTTCGATCAGCCCCCAGTGGGGTTCTTGCTTTACCCAAGCGCCGTTTGGGTCATTGACTTGCGAGATCTTGGCAGCCCGTTGTCGATTGTAGTGGCTATACCCAGAATACACAGCGAACCCGCAAATCCCTTATGTAGTCAGTTTAGTCTGCCGCTGTTGTTGTAGTCGCTTCATTTAGGATTTTGTCGATAGCGATATATGAGCCACCATCACTATTAATCCTGATGACTTGATGTTTGCGTGGCTCACCATGCTTAGGCTTGAGGATGCGCCCAACGGCGGTGACGTTTGATTGAATCATTTCTTTTTGCGATTGCGTTTCTTCTTACCACCCGTTGACGGGTCCTGTCTCTTACCTTCCTTAGTCAGCTTACCCAGGAAATCGCGACTGCGCTTATCGGTAACAGAAGGCTTGTCAAACGCCCTCTTTGCGCGTGCCCTATCCCTTGCGTTCATTTTGCCCTTCAAAGTATCGAATTGACCCTTAAGGTCTTGAAGCTTTTCTTTGGTTCCTTTCGATTCTTTACCTTTAGCAATAATGCCGTCAACTGCTTTATTCATCTTGGTGCGTGGTGATTTGGGGCCAGGCTTGATAGTGTTCTTCGGCCCAAACCTGCCATTAGTACGTGCGATGCTGTTTTGCCTGGGTGGTTTAGGAAGATTCCCCGTTGCCCTGATATTTGATGCAGGCTTTGGCTTGCCTTTGCCAGGCTTAATCACACCAGACTGTGCCGGGCCTTTTGCTTTAGCACCGCCTTCCTTCCTGGTCTTGCCTGCCTTGCCGGTTAACCGGGAACCCGTGCCACTTGTCTGCCCTGAATACCCTTTAGGTGCAAAACGGCCACGCTTATCTCTGACGTAGCGGCGTGCCATCCTAAAGGGCTCAGAGTCTCAGTAGAGTCTAATCCCCGTTCCGCGACCTGCCCTTGCGTGAAGCGGATTGAATTCACGCCACACAAGATATCCCAGTGCGTCGTTCATGTGATCGTACCCACCATCTTTATCTGGGACGCCTTTGTCTGTATATGCCTGAAGCTCAAGACACCGAATCAATTCTGTGCACCCCGCATCTATCGACAATCGTGTGGCCCCTTTCCCATTCTCAAGAAGCGTCTGAACGGCAGACACTCTATCACGGATGTCAGGATTCGACTTAGGAGACTGATTAGACATGCCATAGGACTCCAGAATCTGAATGTCTGTGCGCGTGGCGTTGGTTGACCGGTTGCCTCCTGATGCGTCTGGATAGATATAGATTTTGTGGTTTGGGTATCTCTGCCGAATCGTCTGGCCCAGGGCATCGGTGTCATGAGCTTTTTTGATCTCATCAACCACTACTAACTTATCCGCGATTCGGACAGCGATCACTGCATGCATGTTCGAGATGTTGAAATCAACACCGATCCTTAGTGGCTGACTGCCATCTAAAAGCGTTGGATCAGTCGGCACTATGTGCTTGGCACGATCGAATCGATCATACACTTGTCCTGTCGTGAGATTGACGAATTGGCCTTCGAGATAGGCCTTGACTAGCTGGCTGGGATAATTCTCAAGCAGGCTGTCTATATACCCTTTGGGCAGATGAGGATTATCGGCAGTCCTCACTTGTATCAGGTGTTTGCTGTCATTGGCCGTCTCCACAAACGTTCGATATGCCCATCTGAAACCCTCTGGAGTTGACCCAACTGCAAGCTGATTAAGCTGGCCTGATCGCATCCTTGCAAGGAGCATGTCTCCAGCCTTTTGTGCTACATGAGTTGGCTGGGTATCGCATTCATCCCACACTGCAGCAGCGATGTTTTGTCCTCGGATCCTTTGCCAGTTTTCAGCAGACTGACATAGGATCGTCGTTGGGCCATCTGGTAGATCCAGGATATATTCGGGTTGTGGTGAGCTGCGGAATTTATAGCTGATGCCCCATGTGTCTAGTGCAGCATCGATAGCAGGTATCAGCACCGTTCGGATCATTGGGAAAGTTGGTTCACAGGCCATAAGCGTGCAGCCTGGGTTGGCCAGGCCCTGTAGGATCAGCTTCGCAGCGAGTGCCCAAGACTTGCCCGATCCGAAGCCACCTATGTACCCAACAATCCTGTGAGAATCCTCAAGAAAGATCTTTTGAGCGGGCAGGCAGTCTGCCAGGATGCGGGCTTTCAGGTCATCAGAAGTTATCGCGCACGATGGTACCTCTAGAATCCGTGGTCGCTCAAGCAAGTTTCCGCCAGGGCATTGAGCGAGTATACTCATCGAATAGTGTGATCTGATGCTGTGTCTTATTTTATGCAGGCATCTGGGCGATATGCCCTGCTGACTAAGGCTCAGGAGATCCAACTTGGTAGAAGGATTCAGGCTTGGCTGACGCACCCAGAGCCAGTACCGAAGAATATCAGGCGTAGCGGGATGCGAGCCCGAGAGCAGTTTGTCTTATGCAATATGCGTCTTGTGGTCAAGGTGGCCAATCGATACTCACGCTTCCTATCAGGCACCAGCATGACATTCGAGGATCTTCTACAGGAGGGTGTGCTGGGCCTACAAAGAGCCGCAGAGAAATACGACCCCGAATGCGGGTATGCCTACTCAACCTATGCCATGTGGTGGGTTCGGCAAGCTATCTACCGAGCAATTGATATGAGAGGCTCCATGATCCATGTAAGCTCTGAAGCCAAACGCAAACTGCGAAAATATACCGACGAGATCATTAAGGGGCGCACAAAAGAAGAAGCCTTGGCAGCAGCTGGTCTAAAAAAACGCGATCTTCTGACCATCGAGCAAGCCGCAATGTGCAAATCAGTGATACCCCTAGACGCTCTTGACTTGACAGGACTGATATAACGTGTTATAATACATTTATAAGGGGCAAAGAGCTCCTCTCTTAAACACAAAATGGCAAAAACCGCCACCGAACAAGCCATCGCTATCATCGAGCGTGGTCTGACCGTTGCCAAGCGCGATGGTACTGCTTTCCAGAGCCGCCATGTGAAGGTCAGCCCCAAAGGCTATTTCTTTATCAATGGTCAGCGATGCAGCGAGAGCGATGCGATTCAAGCACTTGCTAATGTCCTCAATGAAGAGGCTAATGCTAAGACTGAAGCACTCGCAAAGACGAAGCCCGGTCAGCGTGCAAAAGCTGCAGGTCCTATGAGCTATGAATCTCTGAATCAAGC